ATCACGAGACAAATTGTCTGCCTCGATTGTTTGCTGAGACGCAATAACTCGTGATCGAGCGAGTGCTTTTCTCATGGGCTGGATGCTATTCATTTTCTTTTGTGATCGTAATTTCGATGCGTGGATTTCTGCTGTCCTTTGCGAAGACCGGTCTTTCCGGCCACAGTGCTCTGTCGTTGACGATAATGCCGGCATCAGCAATCCCATCTTCAGCCGCTTTCAGCGATGCCATGAAATTTGATGGATCAGGGAATGCTTTTGTCTTGAAGAATGCTTTGGCGTTGAGCTTTGCTTTTTTCCATTTTGGTTGCTGTTCATTTCTGAGAGCACAGAGCGATGCCGCCCAGGCATGCATTCGATACTTTTTCACATGCTTCGCTTTCACAGCCCAGTGGCACCGAGCGTTTGGCGATAGCATGCGCGGAGGCAGGTCGAGCACTATTGTTATTTGTTCCATCTGCGTTCCCTTTCTGCGTCGTATGCCTGATCTGACTCGTGATCACATTTATCACAGTCTCCCCATTCGTTACCATGCTTGCAGCAATCTAACGTGTAATGCTCAGGCTCGTATTGCTCAAATATGGATTCGGGATATTGATCGAAATCAGGGTCAATAGTTTTCCCACATAGAGTGCAAACGCAGGATCCATCTTCCATCACGTCCATCATCTCATCGCAGCACTCTGGTGCTTCAGGGTAGTCAGGTGGATCGTCTCGGTGGGTCATGATGCGCCCTCCAGTGCGATGCCTTTGACGATCTCCATGCTTCCTTTGCTCGTTTCTGTAGCATCGTGCAAGACCTCATCGACCAGGTTGTCGAGTGCCTTGCCTTTTGCGCCAGTTCCTTGTTTGATCAAAGTCTTCACGCTTCCGATTGGGATGGAGCATTCCGCCGCAAATGCATCACCGGTGACGCCATGCGCCGATAGACGATTGAAGACGGTAGTGACATCTGACACGCTGCGACGACCTTTCTTTTCGCGCAGAGAGTAACCATCGATCTCGCCGGCTGCGATGCGCTTGCGAAGCTCAAGATCATGAGCGACAAGAAACCACTCCATGAACTTTCGACCATGCTCGTATGTGCGGACAAGCATTTCATTGGACATGGAGGTGTGGTCGCCCATGCGGGCAAAGATTTGTGCTTTGACCTGCTCATCCGTGCCAGAGATTGTGTCAGGGTTGATCACGTCTGTAACCGTTAAAGCAGCGGACTGAAACGCAGTGCAACTCATCTTCGCCTTGCACCACTTGCAGTGATCGCCGGCGACAGCGTCTGCGGATGTCGATGTCTCCGCTTTGCTCAGTGTGCTGATCATCGTGTTCTGTGCCAGCATCAATGCCTCAGTGTCGTAATGCGCCACCGTTGGTTTACCGGCCCAAGGCTGGATAATTGCAACTGCTGCTGTCTCAATCGCCCGATACATGGACACGAGTGCTGCCAGTGCCATGAGTTGGTGATTATCGACCGCATCAGCAGTGGTGCCGCGACCGGTTTTGTAGTCGAGGATCAGAGCAAATGTGCCATCAATGATGATCACATCTGCCTGACCGGTGAAGCGTAGAGCAATGCGAGCACCGTCTTTGACGACGACCACCTTGCCAAACTGTGTCAGACCGAGACGCACTTCTTTCAGCGTCAACACCTCTGGGTTGCTGATATATTGAGCAATCAAGTCATCTGCTTGGGCTTTGCACATGTCATGCGTCTGCTCTTCATCCGCTGACAGAGTGCTCATTTCAGCCTCGCCGGCAAGCACCGCATGGATGCGTGTTCCCGACGCTGCCGCTGCGCTTTCCGTGTCCTCCATGCCGAGGGACATTTGGTGCGATGGAGGACACTCCACAAGCCTTTCAAATGCGCTTGCTGATGGTAAACCGTGTCTTGGGTCTGTGTTCATTTGGATTCTCCTTTCGCTTTGGCGATTGCTGCGCGTGCAGCTTTGACAATGAGATGTTTGTCTGAATATCCGCTGTCCTGCATGGAGGTGACGGTTTGCTCCAAAGCCTCCAGCAACTCAGGAGCGGCTAATGATTGGCGCTCAATCCTTTTGCAAAGTTGAACCCATAAATAGGGCGCGTTTTCCTCTTCAAGCACTCCATCGCGATCAAATATTTTGTTGAGCAGTGCTAGCGTTTGCGGTGTGTCGCTCATATTATTTGCCTCCTTTCTTCGCGAGTTCAGCGAGTTGGATGAAATTGTCGTCGAGGAATTTGAGCAACTCGGATCCTGCCTCATTGATCGGGTAGTAATTCTCGCCGCCTTCGCCGTTTGCCTGCAAAGTCTCCAGCATAGTCGACCAATGGATGCCGGCGGCATCGAGACGATCAATGATGCGATCGGTCAATGACTTAACCGGTTGCGCCTTGCTTTCCTCTTCAGCCTCCAGCTTCGCGATCTCAGCCTTGTAGACCGGCACCTCTGGAATGTCCTTTGGTTCCTCCACCTTTTTTGGTTTCTCGATAAACAGTTTGCCGGCCTTTGCTGCGACCGGTGTCACATCGCGCACAGCAGCATCTTGCGCTTCCTCTGCGGTAAGCATTCCCAGAGTGATGTCAGGAGCGTATAGACGGGCAAAGAATGCCGCTGCACGGTAGCGCAGCATGAGTTCAGGCATCGTGAGCCATTTGCTGCCTGATTTAGTGCTCCAGCCTTCAGACTTTGCCATAGCCAGTGTGATCTTTGGCCCATCAAGCACAGTGCCGTCATCTTTCGACTTTGCCCATGCAATGCAAGAGCGGTCACCGGTGCCTTCGGTGCCATCCATGCGGAATTGAAGAGGCTCAAATCGACCGCTGGAATTGACCATTGCGATCAGGAATGTGGCTCGAAAGCTGGGGCGACCGTGGATGATATCCACGTTCTGCAAGACCATGAACGGGTCTGCTCCGAGACGCTTTGCGATGCCGATGCCGATGGCGCAGTTGGCAATGTTGCCCTGAAATTCCTTTGGGACAAGCGAGCTGGATGCGAACATCTTGGCCTGACGTTGCAGCATGTCGAATGCTGCTGACTCCCGCTGAATTTGAACGTCTGTGATTTCTGTGGTGGTGATTTGTGTGCTCATTGTCGTTGTGTTTCGTTGGTTCATTTCCCTGCCTTGATGTCTGCACTATTTTGCGCGGACGTTGTTCTGCGTTCAGCGGTTTCGCTGATGTAGATTTGCTCTGCCTGCTCTTCGCAAGCGTTCCATGTTGCCTGAGAAACAATCTCACTGATGTCAGTGCCGCCGGCATAGATGCCAACAATATTGCCTTCCTTGTGCTCAAAGAACACGCCTGGAACTCCGACCATTTCGGTCAGTTCGCTACCATATCGGATATCAGGTGTGCTGCTGCAAATGTCTGTCAGTTCCAGCAGACTGGCAATTGCCTTGGTGATCAGAGACAATTGCTCTGGGATAGTGCTGATGTTGGTTCCGTTAATTTTCATGTTGTATATGTGTTGAATTATTCTGCGTGAAACTTTTTATCTTGGCAATCATTCCAGCCCTTGTTGTAGCTGTTGCGGCGGATGTGCCTAATCAACCGCTCATCAAGACGACTTTGCCTCCAGATAAAGACTGTAAATAACATTGTTGCGGCTAATGAACCGCATAGGAATGGGAGTAGAGTTGTCATTGTTGTGTTGTGTTGTGTTTCCTAACAACGCAATCAAAGCACAGACATCCCACACCCGTCAACGAATTTGTTTTATTTTGTCAAAAAAGTCAAACTACCCGTGCCGGCGCACCCATTTTGCGAGTGTCTCAGACAGGCTGGAGGAGTCTCCATCGTTCAGGACGCAGGCGCATTTCTCGTGTTCACAACATACCCACGTCACGCCAGGCTCGTGATGCACCTGCAATGTTGCGACCTTCCGCTTTTTGCATTTAGCGGTGCTGCAAAAGTGTGCGGCGATGCGCTCCCATTCTGAGGTCATGTCAGAACACGTCCTGATTCGATGCCTTACGCGCACGCATCTCAGCGAGCATGACACTTTCCTTCATGCCATTAGCCCATGCTGGACGAAGCTGGAAGTGTGGCTGATCTTGGATTGACGACCAGTCGCCACCCCATTCAAAGCCGAGTGATTTGCCGAGTTGACCAACGATCTTATAGCTGGGCGATTCGTCGATGTACTTGCTGCCATCAGCCGAGAACACACCGACATCAAATGCCACACCGAAATTGTGGTTAGAGTAGCCTCCGCGAGCATTGGTGACGATCTTGCCAGATGACGTTCGGCCTTGAGCATAGAGCGCATTCTGCTCGTCGTATGTTCGCAGTCCGCTGATGATCTTGATTTTGATGCCTCCCAATGCTGCGCGTTGGACAAGCTGACGAGCCTTATCGCGGAGCCGTGCGTGCAGTGTCGAGATCACGCGTTCGCTGCGCTCGTCAACTGTCTCACCGGTAAAACTAATCGCCGGCACAGGGTCTGGCTTTGGTTGCTCCTTTGGCGGCAGTTGCTTATCCAATGCTGCAAGCGTGAGGTTGCCTGGGTTGCCGTCAGCAAACACGCCGAGACGAGTCTGCACAAGTTTCGTGAAGTCAGTTGTGTTCATAGTTTATACATTGCCATCATCGTGAAGATGGTCAGAGAGATAATCGCGATGATGATGCCGGCAGCATCTGCCAGAGTCGTGATCATGCGTTGTTAGCCGTGATAGCTATTGTTGATCACACCATCATCAGCCAGATCAGCGATGCGGTTGGTCGTGTCTTTGATCAGCGATGCGCCGGCAAATGCGATTGCGGCATAGCCAGCATATTGAGCGGGCAGCATTGCGACGATTGGTAGGGATGCAACGCCAGTGCCGATTGATGCGGCTTTGGTGATGAGGGATAGCCAGAGGAGGAGTTTCTTTTTCATTAGTCAGTGGGTTTGTTGTTCGGGGTTAGGGTCAGTGCAGGGCGGAATGGATGCAGTTTGCAGTGTGCTGGCAGGAGGTGGGGTCTTGCTGATATTCATGTGTCCCTTGATGCGGGAAACATCAATTGCCGTGGACTGTGCTTGAGTTTTGATTTCGACCAAACTTGCAGCAGTTTCGGTAACCCGCCACTCCAATCTTGCGCCCCAAAGAACGCCACCACTTGCTGCAATCATAATCGACAAGGCGATCTTCCAGAGTTTTTCAACTCTTCCAAGCAGGATGTTACAGTGCTCAAGAACTTCAATCGGGTTCATTTTTTATGCTAGGTCGAGAGTTTTTGATGCATCGAAAATCTGATCAATTTCGTCTGTGGTTTTTCCAACAGCAGATCCGATTGCGGCAACGTAGCTATTGTCTCGTCTAACAGTCATTGATGTTGTCCACCAGATTTGAGCTTTGAGCCTTTCTGTAGCATCAGGTATGCCGTTGATCGCAGCGACAACAGACTGATAGAGTCCAGCGTCGATCAATGCCAAACGCAGTGAGCGCATAGAGACTGCAACAGGCAATGAAACTGGCTCAGGCTTTGGTGCAATCGTCCAGCTGTTCGTCACGGTTTGCGTGGTAGTGTTGACTGTCTGTGCAGGGACAAGAACCTCTGTTGCTTCGTCGAAGACTGGTTTGGCGGTATTGACTACCTGCATGATGAGGTATTCAGGTGACAGTCCAACTACATCCTCGTCATCGGCGCGGGGATAGGGTTGCAGTCGTTCGGTGAGTGTGTTGTAGAGAAGTCTCATTATGAATTAGGGAATGCCTCAGTTGGTGCAGTGAAATCAGCAGTGTATCGAGCAACTCCTTTGGTTACTCGGATATCGTCAATCTTGCTGGTTAGATAAGCCGATCCGATGTTGTCATATCCGATCTTCCATGTTGTCGTGCATGTGAAGCTGGTGCTCGATGTCAGCGTTGATCCGCTCTGCACACCGTCCACAAAACACTTCATTGATGTTCCGCTGCGACTGATTGCGATGTGATGCCATGCATCGTTCGTGATGGTGCCAAACGTGGTCAATCCACCCACTGTGCTATACCAGACAAGCGTATTTGAGTAATGGTAAAGACCGTAGGTGCCGCTGCCAAAGATGGTCTTGTAACTACCACTTGCAGTCGTGAGATACACCCATGCTTCCAGGGTGAAGTCGCCTGCAAACTCAAAGTCTGCGCTGCTAGGCGTGTCGATATAGTCGCCAGTGCCATCAAGCAACAAAGCCGCGCTGCCATACTTGGGCGAAGTGGTGGTCAACTGAGCGTTGCCGTAAAAGGTCATCGCTCGCGCTGATGCGCTAGAATCTGTGGCACTCGTTGCTCCATTGCTGCCATCGAGGTGCAACAGCAATTTGACGCTGCTGAAATACGGATCAGTATTTCCAGCAACTGCAAAAAGATATGGATTCACCAAGTTCATGCGCGAGTTCCAATAAGTGTCACTTTTAATCCTGCTCCTGCGATTGTTGAGCCGATTTGATCAATGTCGATGGTCATCTCAGCATCGTCCGCCAAAGCACTATCTGAGATAACAGCAGCAGTTGCAGCAGTGACACTAGTTTTCTCGGTAGCATCAATACTCAACTTAGTGCTCAAGACAGATGTTCCACTTTCATTTAGGTCAACAACAAGAGTGCTGCCAGTTGGAGCAGTCGTAACGCTTGAACGCACTCCAGTGAGCGTCATGGCAAACGGCATTCGGAATGTCACCTTGGCAGTCCCTGTAGTCAGAGCAGTGCCTTCGTCTGAGCAAGCATAAGCAAGCTCAACAGGCATTCCAACGAAGCTACCACCTGCACGGTAGATGAGGTTGCCTTCGATAGTGACATTGCCTGCACTGCTGCGGGCTAAGGTGGTGTCGGAGGCTGCACCAAGTTCTAGCGTGCCGACTCCAAGAGCTGTGCTAGTAGAGCTAGTGAGGCCAGAGATTGGCAGTCCAGTGCATCCAGAAAGTGTGCCACTCGATGGTGTGCCAAGTGCTCCACCATTGACGACAGGAGCACCTGCACTGTCAACATTGACTGCCAAAGCCGTAGACACTCCTGTTCCAAGTCCTGTGATTGAGCCTACTGCTGGAGTGACTGTGGATGTGCTAACAGCGGTCACTAAGCCTTTGGCATTGACCGTGACTGCTGCTGACTGAGTTGCGCTGCCAAAGGAACCAACATTGCTATTCACAGTCGCCAAAGTTAGTGCGCCTGTGCTGGCTACGGTAGCGTCGCTGCTGAGTGACACTGGAGCGTAAGCTGTTCCTCCTGCATTCCCTACAAGTAACTGACCTGCTGTAGGTGCAGTGTTTGGAACGACTGCTGCCTGAGTCTGAGCGTGGTTGGTGACATTGTTTAGCGTCAGATTCGTTCTCATAGCTGCTTGGTCAGCAGATCCCATGAATGTATCAACGTCGGTGGATGTGGTAAGGTCAGCCATTAAGGTCGTATGTAAAGGTCTGTGCCACCTGGGCGACGATAACCGTCAATCCCATTTGGTCTAAGGTAGGTGTAATTGCTTGGAGGAACAAATGCTGGAGCAAAAACAAGTTCGTTACTGTAACCAGTTTCGGAAGCACCATTAGTGGCAATGATTTTGTATCCATAGAACGGGCCGTTTCCACCATTCCACACAACTGTCGAATCTCGGTATTCAAGAAGCGTCTCATTGTCGAGCAACGAGTAAGTGCCTGAACCATACGGAGAAGGATTTTCCGCACGGTATATTTCATAATTTGTGGCACCAGTGATTTCATTCCAATCCAGATTAACAGCTACAACAAAGTATTCTCCTAAGTCTGCTCCATCTGCTGCCTCGCCCCAACCGGTGAGAGTTGGGGCATCAAACTCCCCCGGCAAAACTACACCAACAGTATTGCTACTGAACCCTCCACCTGCATCGTTGTGTGGAGTTATCCTGTAGGTGTAGGTTTCACCTCCTGCTGTTCCTTGAGTGTCATTATATGTTAAGTTGGTGGTTGTAGTTAACGAACCATATCCACCACCATCAATATCTACCTCAACATCATAATAGAATCCTGGGCTTGTTGTCTTGTCACTAGCAGTCCAGCTAAGAGCAGCAACATCACTGCCAAGTTCAGTCGTTACCATCAACACTGGGGCAATAGTTGGAGGAGTTAATGCTCCACCACCTTCAAGGCTTAATGCAAGGCCGAGGCTAATATCCATGACAGATACCTCCTTTTAAAAAGCCTAATCTTAAACCAAGATCACTCATGTTATTCAGTCCACAGGATTACAATTCCACCACCCAAGGTGATCGAGGATCCACGAATCGGATAGTAGCCGACTGGCAAGACGACACTCGCCAAACCTGTAGTGTCACCGGTGTAAGCCGTGTCATCAGGATTGCCGGCAGTTGGTGCGACAACAGTCGTGATAGTAGCCTCAGAGACGACCGAAAAGCCGTAAAAGTTGGCAGCAGTTGCCGCTGTGTTCTTGACTACTTTGTAGCCTTTGGACGAGTGATCTCGGTTCATGTGATATGGTGATCTAAATTATCAAATTTGCAACTCATTATTGAGAACGTCAGTCTTCTTTGCCGTAGAATAGGGTCGAAGTGTCTTTGAAGACTCGGTCGGCAATACCTGGTGCGGATCCAGCCGGCGAGAATGGAGTGACCATCGCGCCCCCAGCCTTCATGATTTGCCATGCTCCACCAAGGTAATCTTCGTTTTCCATATTCTCTGGCAATTTCTTGATCGACTGAAGTAATTGATCAGACATATCCACCATTGGGTTTGTCGAAGATCTCCAGTTTCTCGGCGCATCCTGCTTTTCTCCGGTGAGTTGCTCGGTCGCCGCAGCAACTGCTGATGCAATAAAGAACTCAGCAGCAGCACCAAGCAGGAACAATCCCTGTAACGGCCCAACGATCGCAGCGCGGATGAAGTTGTCGAGTTCCCACTCTTTGTCGTCGTCCTTGAATAGCGACCGAGTGACAGCATTAGCGACTTGGAACATCAGCCCAGGAATGACCCAATAAGCTAAGACCTTCCGCATTGTTTCCTCGTTGGTCGCTCCTCCCCGCTTCCATTTCATCACTGCCTCACCAACAAGTCCAAGTTTCTGTCGAGGATCCGAGGAAAACATCGACAGCAGGTTGAAGACTCCGCTGGCATCATTCTCGATCAGTGATCGACCAGACCAGTCATTCGGTTGAGCGGTTCGACTCACAGCAATCTCCATTTCACGAGCCGCATATTTGTGAGCAGCATCGTCGCCGGCACCGGCATCCTTAGCTTGAGCGAATCGGTCGCCATAGACCATTGCCGCCGAATATGAGGTCAGCACAGCATCAGCATATTGGGTCGGCACAGACCCATACACCAATGCGTTCTCAACAAGCCTGAGAATTGCATTCTTTGATTTACCAGCATTTGCCAGGATGTGCCTGATCTCAGGAGTTCCACCAAGCTCAAGCCGGTTCTGGATGATGTTCGTGTCCCACATCTTGCCCCAATGCTCAACACCTCGCGTGAATGCCGCCGGCCATCTCGTGATTGGTATTTCACCCAATGAATAGAACACACTCGAAAGCGTCTTGATCGATGTGCCGATATTGAATGCGAGTGCTTTCATCGCCACACCTGACTTCAGGTTCCTCATCAGTTTTGACGAGTGCATGACGAGTGCGCCTTTGCCAACTCCTCGTGACATTTCAAGCTGGATCCACGATGACAGTGTCTGCATTGCCTCTGCGCCATGACCCGATTTGATCGCATTCTGCACATCTGCATTCAGCATCACGGCTTGAGTATCGCGAAGGTATTCAGCCATATGCACCCAGTAATCCATTTGCACGAAGTGCGCTTGATAGACTGCCAATGCGCTTTCAATTCTCAGCGACGATGTGCGTCCTCGACGTGATTTGACTGCGCCAGGGTTTACCGATTGCGAGACAACACCAGAGTTCAGCGGATCAAGGCTGGCTTGATTGCCCTGATGGTTCTTCAAAAGCGGAGCGTAAAACTGTATCTGCGGCATGCGCGTGTGAAACAGTTTCATGAAGACCTCGTTAGCAGTGTCATATTCCGCCGAGTATTCCGCGCCAAACCATGCCAGCCAGTTTTTGGCATCGTCGCTCATGAATGCCTCAAGCTCAGTCTGGGTAACGTGATCGTAGCCATGCACTGACTGCTGGTCGAGGATGCCTGGCTGGCGCAATGCCATTGCCATGTATACAGCTTCCATCTGTGACAAAGGAATCTCGATGCGAGTGCCTAGTGTCTTGATCCTGTCGATGGTCAGGTTGCGCTTGCGTGCATTTGGCAGATTCGACCATGCATCCATTTCATCTTCCCACAGTTTTGCCTCTTCCGCAGAGTAACCGAATGTGGATGGAGACTTGATGATCTTCGCCACCTCCTCAACTGTTTTGGTGTCGCTTTCTCTGATCTCTCCGCTCAGGTATGTGACTCGACTGCGCTCGACTTTGGTTTCGAGTTTCTCCAGTTCTTTGTCCAGCTTGATCTTCGACTTGGTGCCGTAGAGAGCACGCATGAAATCACGCAGGCTTTTCTTTCGTGCGGCTTGTGTTGTTTCAAACGCATTCACACCGAGGATCATGCGCTCATCAAATACATCCGCAGTCTTATTTGACCTGCCAAAGATTGAAGACAGCACGAATCGATGTGAACCGAGTTCGCGAAGGAGTCCCTTCATCATGCCCTTTGTAGTGCCTTTGCCTTTATCTTTACCTGCCTGCACTGTCGCTGCATTGGCCGCGCCGGCAAACGCATCAGCCTTGGCCTGCTCGACCATTTTGGCAATCTCCGCAGCACGAGCCTCGTCGATGATCTTGCGAGCATTGCGACCCTGTGTCATGAGATCTTTGAGATACTCGTGTGCCACGTCCATCTCTTCAGCAGTCGTCTGCTTGCCGTAGAGGTCACCGAATACTTCCAGCAGTTGACTCTTGGCGAACGAATCAGCGGCATCTTCAGCAGTCTGTGCCGATATGATCTCAGCCTCATAGCGTGCCGCCTCTTTGACCGTGTCATCAGCCGAAAGGCTTGCCATGTCGATGATCGTGTTCAGTTCGTCCTGCACGGTGACGATGAACTTGGATTTCGGAATCTCGCCGGCCTTGCCTTTTACAGCAGCAGATTCCAGCATCTTGTCGATGCGTTCGCCATACTCCTTCTTCAGGTATCGCTCGACCGCTTTTTCCATTTTCGGAATGCGCTCCTCGATAAACTTGAGACGTGCCTCGTCGGAAGACAGTTTCACCAATGTTGATATGCTGCCAATAGTGCCGCGAATCTCGGTGGGCATCGATGACACAATTGCATCGTGAAGCTGGATCCACCCATTGAGTTTATCCTTCAGCATCGCCGCCTTCGCCTGCTCTGGAGTCGTCTCTTTTTCGAGCGACTTCTTGACCCAGTCAGGAGTCTTGTCGGTGACCTTGCCGAGCTTTGCAATTCGGCTTGCCTCCATCTCCGCGAGCTTGCGCTTTGCAGCACCTGGGCGACCGACATTGTAGAGTGCCTCACCTGAGATCGCTTGAGCACGCTTCAACGCCATCATGCCAATCTTGAGCTTGGCATCAGGTGATCCTTCAAAGAGCGGGCGCAGAGATTGCTCTATTCGTCCGGTGAAGTCTGATCGGGAGATTGAGAAAGTTGGGCTAGTCGAAGAGGTTTCTTCATCCACCTCAGTTGTAGACCCAAGCATGCGTTGACCAGTCGCTTCATCAATAGCCTCACTAGAAATAGGAGCACCTTTGGGATCGTAGGTAAAAGCGTAGCCGTATGCATCCTTGTTTAATCCAGCGACTTCAATGCCTGTCTTAATCTTTGGATTTACAGTAGCGAGATCCCGAATGATGTTGTTATCCCAGTCGCCAGTTTTCCATGTGCTTTTTGCCTTTTTGATGTTAATCAATAAACGCTCTCCTTGGTGCTCGACTAGGCCAAAACCTTTAGGTGCTTTAAAACTGCCTTCACCAAAAACTTTAAACCCCAAACGGTCTTTGCTGGCAATAAAGTTAGCTTGATCGTTGATGATCTTTTGGTTAATCTCGTTAAGATCGGCTCGGCTCACTTGTGGCTTAATCACCACTTTGCCAATAGCACTTCTAGCAACACGCTGAGCTATGTCCCAGAGTAATATACTAACGCCTTTAACATTTTGATTATCAAGACCCTCAGACACAGCAAGAGCACTGAGGGCTGGCAACACAGCAGCTTTGATGTCGGTCTCACCGGTAAGGATGCGAACGTCTTCAGGCACTTTAAAAGCCTTGCCCTCTCGCTTAAGGCTCATCGCCTCCCACGAACGACCGATGAGATCGGTCATGCGTGAAATAGGATCAGCTTTTTCTACTCCCTGACTTGGCTTTGCGTTTCGTCCGAGACTGCCTGTGACACGAGAAAGGACATAACTGCGGAGCCTCGCGACAGTATCGAGTCTAAAGCTGTTTGCTGAGCTAGCCTGCCCTCGTCCCTCAACCGTTGATTCATCCTTTCGATCGCCTCGTCTTCCGCTTTCTGATTGATAGGATTTCTGCGGGTTGTTTTCATAAGATTCGACTACTTTTTTACTGATTTTAATCTTTGTAGGACCAAAGACTGTGTCTGTGATTTTTTCTACCTTATCTAATACAGAATCCAATTCAACAGCAAAGTTGCCGTCATAGAACCCACCGTGAATAGAGATGACTGACGCGCCTTCATTGTCTGTAAGAACAGTATGCCCACCAATAAATCCGTCACTCATTCGACCTTGTGAGTCTTGCAGTTGTCCAAGTTCAGTCATGACTTGGAGAATTTGATTGTCCGTGTATCCTTCTGGAAGGACAATCTCCAGAACTGGTGTCAATTTTTTACCTCCAAGCTTTTCAGTAATCGACGGGTTTCGGATGACGTTTCCGCCAGTCTGTTCAAGTGCTTCAGCAAGCGCAATGTTAAACATTGATGTTGCCCATCTCGGTCCTGACATTTCAAAGACCACATTTGGAGACATGGTTGCCCTGTAACTGCCGGTGCCAATTCTGACAGACCGCAAATTGATAGGAAGTCGAGATTCATTTAAAGTTTTTTGCATGCCATCCAGAAACCCTGGACCAGTGACTCTTTCGAGAAGTGTTCGTACTGGGTCGGTCTCTCCGCGCAAAGCTAACTTTTTGAGCACCTCATCAAAAACAGTTTTGTAAAGTTTACCACCTTCCTCTGATTGCATTTCAAAAGGCATAAGTTGCCGAGCCTGGGTGGCATAAGCAAGCTCAGCAGCAGATACTGAACCGAGAGCTTTGGACATGTCTTTGCCTTCAACATTTGAGATGAGATCTTTCACCACATCCCTACCTTTGCTGGCGTCTACTCCAAACTCTTGGAGTTGCTCAAGTAAGGTTTCTGTTGAACGAATTTTAGCATTAATTGCAGCCTGCTTTTTACTATCCTTCTCTCCATTTAACTCAGTTTTAAACTCGTTAAGAGCCTTGTTGAGTTGTTTCGTCGCAGCAGACTCAACTGTGCCGTCTTCAAATGCAATCGAAAGATCTTTTAGTGCATTGACCACTTCGTCGTAACTTGAGAAGTCGCGCATGCTCTTTCTGGGATTCTTTACCTTCTCCATGCCCCACCGGTATTCTTGGACGTTGTAAGCCGTCCAAACACTCTTGCCAGCCATACCTCCGGAGGCGTTAATAATGTCAGCCATCATGCCGCTGAGGGCTTGAGAAATGTCGTATGTCGGACCCTCGCCGCCAGCAGCCAGCAACATTGCTCCGTCCTCATTTGGTGAGTAGATGCGAATGGTTTGAGACTCAGGATCAAAGTCTAGGGTTTCGAGTTCTTGTGGACTAAGGTCACTCCATGATGAAACGTTTTTCTTGTTTTCACCGTATCGGTTATGCCAGTCGAGAACCTGAAGACCTTCAGGCGAATCAATGGAAACGCTGCGGCCGGCTTCTGGTCGAGGATCCACCCAAATGTAATTAGTCTTCTTATTGTCAAGCACTTCACCAATAACAAAACCAGCACGCACGTTTCCAAGTGCAGCCTGATCCCACATGTCTGATGTTACCAGTCGGTCAAGCTCACGCTTTAACAACTCAATGTCGTCCATTGTTTCGACCTTCACCTCAACTCCGCCGGCAGTTTTTACAGAGACACTCAAAGATGTCGCCAGTTTTTTTGCAAGGTTAAGGATGCTGTCAGGATTTAAATCCAACCTGATTGCTTTGTGAAGTAGTTCAGCCGCACCGTTAAGGTAAAAGTTGCGGACCTTGTTATCAACGCCGGTAAGGTGCATTGCAAACGCTTCACCATTTCGCCATTCATCAACAATGGTGCTCATACCAAGCACCTGATTTACTGTGCCTGCTTTGAACCCAGGAGTGAACTCTGAAGCAAACGCGCTAGCACCACCGCCGATTGCTTTTGCTGCGTTTGAGATGACAGATGCCCTAGGAGACAGAAATGCAAACCACCGCAGATAAAGGTCCGCAGCGTCGATATCTCCAGTCGCAAGGTCATAACCGGCATCAGCCATGCCAGAGTAGAATCGCAAAGAAGCAGATGCAAGTTGAGGCGATGAGGCTGCCCATGTGTGCATGAGATTCATCTGCTCATTTAGTTTTGCAATTAACGATTCACTGTCGGAAATTCCAGCAAGACCTGGAGGCAAAGAGTATGCCTTCAAATTCTCTCCTTTTGCTTTTCCAGTAACAGTGGCAACTGGATCGTAAATGTTGACTCGCGGAGGAGACATTCTGGAAGCCTCATCACCCGCAGGAGTTTTGATCATTATGTCATTCTGCGCACGCTTGCGAGTTGGGAAAGACGCGCCTTGATCGACGCTGGTCCACAACGCCTCATCGACAATAACTACTGGCTTCACACTCGCTTGAACCTGCTCAAGAGTAACTTCCTGAGCCATCGAAAAATTGATGTCTGGCGATGCTTGGTTAAACCGTTGACTTAGCGGGATGACATTACCATCGGCATCGTAGGTCACGGGGTCGGCGGATTTGATTTGATCCTTTGAAAACACTACGATTTCAGCGGTGCCATCTTCTGGATCGTCGGCGTATTTACGAATGAGCGTATCCGCATTACCTCGATTCATACTACCTTCTGGCTCGCGTGAAATTTCCAGTTTGCGAGGCTCTAGGAATTTGTGAACAACCGTTCCCTGCTTTCCTGCCCACAATTCGGCAGTCTCGCGTTTTGGGAAAAAGTAGATGCCGCCTTGAATGGCGTCAGTCTTTACACCACGTCCTGCGTTTTCGGCGCGGAAACCTTCGATTAGTCCCGCCTTCTTCGCGGCCTCGTCCACCATGGCCTGAGCCTTCGCCATGTCGCCTGCCTTAGCCGAAGCGAGATGCTCAGCGTCTTGCGCGGGCGTGACACGTACCATTGACATCGTCACGCCAGCATCCGCAGCAATGCCCGCAGCAGTGTCAACAACGCCATCAGCATTGCGGTTTGATACATTCAGCCCAACGCTCTTTTCAAGCGCAGCGACGAAGTCCTGGTTGAGTCCGTTCGCATCGTGGATCGCTTTCAATTGAGAAGCGCGATAGAGAATGTTGAGTGTCTTCTCACCGACAAGGTCGATGGCATCCTTCAATTCCATGCCGGCAATGCTCGACTGGAGACTGCCAAGGTAGAGGTTGAGCGGCATGTTAGGAGTGAAGGTCGGACGCTCGACAGCTTTCGTTGTCTGCACATAATACGACTTCGCGATGTGCGAGAATGCCTCAATGATTTCCATGTTGGAAACCTTGTCGTCATCAGTGGTGGCGATGAGAGGCATGTGCTTCTGCCCCATCTGCATAGCCTGATCCTTCATCTTTGCTTCAACATCCCTGATCTGTAGAATGAGCCTCGTGCGGCTCGTCGGATCACTCATCAATCGTTTCACTCCGACTTCTGCGCTTTCCTCGATGAGGTCGAGAAGACTGCCTCCTTTGTAAAGCGTGATGACTCCAACAGAGATTCCTTCACGCTGCTCAATTGAGTTTGTGCCGAGAATCCGGTAGTTCTTATTGTCGTTCGCTTCAGATTCAAGAGTAGCATTCTCAAGAGATACATCTTCAACTGCTCCATCAATTTGGCCTGTCAGCTTGATGCGCTCTTCGACTTGTGCGGTAGTCGATGGGAACAACTCGGTAAACTGTTTGGTGAACATGTCGTAGTCCATCATCAAGGCAACATCAAGACCCTGCTTTTCCTCCAAGGTATTAACCATTGATGTAAGGAATTCCTGCTCTGCTTTTCTGATGGTGATTCGACTGTTTTTCAGATATCGCATCCATGCTTCATTCGCTTCACTGAGTGAATCAAATTGTGCGCTGACTCCCTGATCAATGATATTGCCTTTGCCATCCTTCAGAATAGGAGTCGTAAACTGGTACTTGCCATTGCCAATGTTTGCTGGAGTTCCAAGGCCAAAGTCCTGTCTGGCTTTGTTATGCCATTCAAGTGCCGCTGATTCTCTGATGTTGATTTTTCTTTTAGCTTCCTTGATCTGCTCTGGCGTTGCTTTGTTGCCTTTGTCGAAACCTTTGCGGAACAATTTATCGACTTCAGTGTAGTTGCCCTTCAAACCTTCAACTGTGATCTGGTTGGCTAAGTCAGGAGCAATGCCTGATTTTACCATATAGTCAGGCGATGTTATCAATGCGCGTGAATTCTTCACGTCTGCAATGGAGATTCTGCCTGCCATGAGGAATGACACGATCAGTGCCGGCCCAAATGTCTGCTCTGCAATGTCCGAGATCTTCGGCATGCGCTCATCCCAGTCAGCTTTCGAGATTCCGCTTTCGATTGACCATGCAGATTGCCACTCAGAAAGCAGATCTTGGGTGAGCAAAGGTGTCGCAGTCTGCATGACCTCTTCAGAGATCTCGGTCGCCGTTCCGATTACAGTGCGCGTTGCAACGCGAATTGCTGCGCTCTTGACGCTTGTTGTTGCAGCTTTGAGCCATTTGTCGATAAATGGAATCTTGATCTTTCCTAGCGGCAAAGCATTTGAGATGAATTCCTGAGTTGCCATAAACGGTGCCGAAATAGCACCGACAACCTCTGCGTTCTCAAATGACACTCCTGCGTTTACTGCCTCAATAGTTGCCTCATCCCTGAACTGACCTGTCATGATAGCAATCGACGCAGGGCTACTAATGAATGTCGCTGCCAGCAACGGAGTCATGCGTGCGACTCCAATGCCGGTTTCCTCCCACCAATTATTGCCGGCGATAGGATTGATTTTGCTGTGTGCCATCATCTTTACCTGGCCGGCTAAGACTTGGAGTTCTCGACGCTTTTTGGCAACATCTACAATTCCCTGCATCTCAGGGATGTTTTGATACAATGAAATTGCTTGTGATGTCAGCATCGACTCAGCCAATGACGCAGTGCCAGTGACTGCTTTTTCAACCTCTCGATCCATTGCAGTTGCCAGTTTCTGTAGATATGCCTGCTTCTCTTTTGGCGCAGCAGCACCCACTTCACCAATGGCATTGATCACAAGTAGACGCTCTTTTGGTGGTAATGGTAGAAGACTTTCAGCTACCTTCGCAAACGTATCAGACACGCCTTCAGCTTTTGTATCATATCCTTCAATGGTCTTCGCCGCCTGATCGATGATTGTTCGGTATGGCGCAAGTCTCTGCGTATATTCAAAGTGTATATTGCCAATCGAATCATAGTAGTCTTTTACACGACCAGCAACAGGCGAGCCGGTTAATCCCACGTCAAATTCATTCATTGCGCTAATGGCTGTAAGATTGCGAGCCGCTGCGCTAAAGGCCAGGTTGTGAGCATTGTCCTGTGCTTTGTAGTCTTCACTCACGAGTTGGTAGAACTCGTCATCAGTGACGCTTTTCTTCGGTGACTTAAAGTATTGTTGCGCGTAAGTGTCTTGATAGACTGGCAATGTCAGATTGAAATGATCAATGGGCTTTTGTTCACGCCGCGCAAGCCAGGCGACATTTGCTGCGCCTTTTTTGATGGTCGCGATTTCTTCAGGTGAAGCGCCATAACCGGCCATGACGTTGTCATCAATCTTAACACCTTCAATTGATGGTGATGTGAATGACTTTTTGATGCTTTTATCTACCTTCAAATCTTCAGCTTGGAAGTATTCATCAAGAGCGGTTGCCATCTTGAACTTCTCACCATCAGGAACCGATGGATCTTCAATGCCTAATGCAAATTCTTTGGCTTTTGTTTCGTCGATCATTTGGATTCAGTCGGATTGTTTTATTTTTTTTGCTCGCGGATAATGCTTTGAACTTGTGATTTAGTTTTCTCCCAATCTGCTTTTGGTAGAATTGGATTAACCGACTCTGCGCCTGAGAGTTTTAAGATACTTTCAAAGGACGAATAGATTATCTTTTTCAATGACTCAAAGTTTTGCTGTTCCTTTGGCAATTTATTGAATTCATCTTCAATTTGAAATTCAAGAGTCTGTTTAGCCATTAAGGCTTTTACTCTTTTTGGTGAGTCCTTGTCATTTTTTTCATCACCAAGATCTCCGAATCGTCCGCTGCGATAAAGGTCATTGAATATTTCGTGTGTCTCTTTTGCGTAAAAAAAGAATCCAGTTGCCTTGCCGTCTTTGATTCTTTTTTCAAATTCAAATTTAAGACCATCAGCCATATCTGGTCGATATTTCCTCATGCTTGAAATTGATTTGGCGATCTGCGCTCTGGTGGCACTGTCGATATCTTTTTCAGAATCGTAATTCTTAATCAATGCCATTGTGTCTTGATTGAGCTTTAACGCCTGATCTTCACTCGATGGGCCAGGGTTTCTGAACATCTTCTCGATCTCTAATTGCTGAGAAGGATCACTCCATTTGAAAAGAGGTTTTGCATCTTCAAATGTTTTGACTTGCCCATCGATTGCAAGATTAACAATAGCTTCCGACTCTGAACTCTGAAACCTTTTCAGTGTGTTTTGGGATTGAACAATCAAAGAGGCGCGATCATCAGGATTTAACCATGAGAGATAGTTTTTATCGCTCTGCAATTTGTTGGCATTGCCAATTGGATCTTGGTTTCTTTGTTCAGAATCAATAGCCAATTGCTTTTGCTTATCAGCAGAATCCTTGATGAGTTTATAGTTTTCTTCAGAAATGTGATTATTGGCAAACATTTCATTCGCCATTGCATCGATCCGATCAGCTGCATCAGCGGTTCCTTCTTTTCTTAACGATCCAACTGTATTGCTAAAATCGTTCAAGATTTGTGTTCGTTTTGATTCATTCATATCGTTGCGAAGTCGTTCAATTTGCCAAGATGGAAGAATTGCTTCCGCAGCAGTTATCGCAGACTGTCCAGCATCCCATTGTCTTGCTGATTTTGCTGAATCGATGGCAGATAACACCTTGTTTTCAGACTGCTTAAACACATCTGCCTGCACACGAATTGCTCCATTGGTGCTCCAGTTAGACAGTTTGCTTTCAAGATGCAATCTAGCCTCTGGCGTGAGTGCCATTGTCTTCACATCCTCACCGACCTTGCTTGAGATCTCGCTCCATTTCTTGCTCCAATTGGCATCGTCATTCATTCCTTCAGGCGACTGCTGATACGCGATGAAATCCTTGTGAGCCTTGTCCATCGAAAGAGTCGCAGCAGTGACATTTGTGATGTCGTCAGCTTTCTTCTTCATCTCAAGCATCTTGAACCCAGCTTGGCCGATATTCATCAAGCCTTCACCGAGTGCCGCATTGGTTACGGCTGGAAGATCCGGTGTCTTGATCGTCGCGTTGCCCGTAGCCTGCGGCGTTGGGCTTTGTAGAATTGGAATGCGTGCCATAAATTATAGTCCAGATGGAGTGGCTGATACGGTTTTTGGAGTATATCCTGAAGGGATTGTCGATTTGCCACCGGTTGTTTGCGGTCGTGTGCTGTATCCTTGATAAGCCTGGCCGGCGATCTGTCCAATGCTGGACACTAATTGAGCATTGCCCTGCGCCTTGATTGCCGCTGACTGCTGCTTGCCCATTGCCAGAAGCGATTGACCTTCATACGACAGTTGTCGCTGAGACAGATCTGCCATGTGCTGCTGGTCGCTCAGTTCAGTCTGCTGCTTTGCCCATGTGTCTGCCTCCAGTGACAGGCTTGTGCCGGTTCCGAGTGTTGCTCCGCTTGCTGCCATTGCTGCTGTCTGCTGCGCTCTAAACCTAGCCTGCTCAGTGACTGCTCGACGTTGGTTCTCTTCGTTCTGTTGCGCCTGACGAATCTGCTCCTGACCAATAGCCTTGTTTTGCGCTTCGGCATTGAGTTCTGCCTGCTTTGCAGCGGTTCTTGATGCCGAATATGCTACACCTGCGCCTGCTGCTGACGTTGCGACTGAGGCGAGGGCAATGATTGTTGCTGTTTCAAGTCCCATAATTTAGATGATGTAATGACATTTTTTGAACATGCGTTGAGATACTATTCCGCCTGCACGTTGAGCTTCAAATTCCATGACAGGATTCATCACAATCTCGAGAAGTGAATAGCCATACCCATTGAGATTGTTGATGATTTTGACCCATGCGCGAATTGTATTCAGAATCAAAGTCCATGCTACCCTCAAATCATTGAGATTAAAGCGTCTTGGCAGGTAAACATGATCAATCTGCACAATGGGAACATCCATCGTTAATGCCGCCCAAGCACACAGAATAGGCTTGTCATCATCGCATGCGAGGAATCCGTGAGGACTCAATAGATTAGGAAGAAGCACGCACCCACGAGCCTTTGCCCAAGACTGCAAGGTTGGAAGGTCATTGTCAGTGATTTTGCGGACAGTGATCATATTATCTTCCAGCCCCCGATGTGCCGTCGATCTCGACATCCAGTATCATGCCGGTGAGATTAAATGGCAGCGGATGCTTCGATGCGATCACGATATCCAAGCAGTTTCCCCAGTCGTGGTTCACAGCGTCAGGCAATGTCTGACCGGTGACATAACCGGTGGTGGTCGCAGTGAGTGATGGTGATACTGGGAACGCATCGATGTTGTCGATATTAATTCGAGTGCTGTAGGTGTAGTCTGCGCCTGACAATCTATTCCAGACCTGACCGTAGAATGAGCGAAACAGTCGGAATGCTGCACGAGCAACTCTCCATCTCCTCATCTGAGCGGTGCCATCACGAAGCTGGATCTCGACTCTGTTCGGGATGATGTATGCAACATAAGGAAGACCGACATTCATTGTAGCATTTGTGGCAGACCCAACAAACGTCACTGTGCTTGCGCCGGCGGTAGCTTCGATTGGTGCTCCGGTAGTAGTCACCGCCGATGTGCCGAGAATGAGTGATCGACTTGTTAGGTTAGCATTAGCTGAAACGGTATAGGTTGTCCCTGTCGAAGTCAGTATGCTGTAGCAATCGCAAAAGAATCCTGCTTTGCCTGTTGAATGTTGCGTGTCTGATGCTGATTGATAGTTCACATCTGATGACGTAACTGCAGCTATCATGATGGAACCATCAATGGACTCAAGATTGATGGTTCCGCTTTTGCGGTTTGTCAGGAAGATGAGCGAATCTGCTGCGGTCGAGGATGAGTAGAGCGTGCAAAGGGACAGAATCTTATCTCCGGTAAATGTCCGGTGCGAATGCCAGGCTGTGACCGAGTTCTCACGATCATAGGTGAATCCGCTCCATGAACCGTCAGAATGCACGAGCCAGACAATCGGGTCAGGTGACTGCGAGTAAGTTATGTATTCAACTGTTGATCTGCTTGGGATGTGCTCCGCGAGCAGCATCATGTCTGGCGCAGAGTAACCATCCTTCTCAAAGACGTAGGCAAACTCACGCAAACGGTCGTCTCGTGTCAACCACAGCAGGGAGTCGCCCGAAAGAACAGGCTGATGGTGCGACGAGCCATATCGACTCCACCTGCGAAGTCTGATGTTTGCCGGCGTTAAGGCCGAGTCGGTGTCGCCGGTATCCAACGTCCACTCCTCGCCACTCGTGCCGATGACCATCGTGCGCTTGAATGATGCCAACCACTGGATCTCATTCGCTTGAGTCGCCGCAAGCGTCATGTCAATCGCACTCGTGTCGAGAGCACCGGTCAGGAATGTGTAGAAGTCATCAGTCTGGCTCCCCCAAATGCGTGTTGGCTCAGTTGTCGTCGATGCAAAGAACAGCCGCTGATCGTGGAATGCCAACGTGCGAGGATACCCACGAGAAACAGAAAATGCCGCCTTCTGCCAGATGGCAAAGTTGCTTCCAAGGACTTCGTTCGGAATCAATGAATTCACCGCGAGTTGTGGAACTCCGATGAATTGATATGGTGTCGATGCTGAATATGTATTGAGAATGAATGGTATCTTCAGAATGCCATTCACTGGCTCAAGCGTCATTCTCGCCGCAGTTGTTGCCGTGCCTAAAGGTCGAATTGTTGTCGCTCGATACCATCCGCCAGTGTTTGGAGCGGTGCCAGAATAGGATATTGTCCCTTCATTTACATCATTGATGTACCACTCACGGAGTGTTGAGTAATTAACCTGATCAAGTGATTCCTCGATGTGAACTACAGTTGTGATTGGAGCGGATACAGATGCCCATGTTGTTCTGAAAATGAATTCATTCTGAATAAACACAGACGAACTAGTGGTCGTTGAAACCGCTGAAGTCCCCATCACCTCATTGGCAAATCTCTTCGTTGAGCTTGGTGAAAGTAGCCAGTTTGCTCCAATTTCATCAGCACTGAATGTTGTGCTCAAACTACTAATCAGCCTGTAATTAGTAATCTGAAGACCACTGCTTTTGTAGTTCACGCGAACCCATGCAGGAGCGGTGCCATCAGGAGCGTTTGCCGCAGTTGCAGCACCTGCTGTGATGCACACATAGTTGCTTGCTTCGTATTCAGCGATTGCGCCAAATGCATAAGTTGTCCCAAGGTTCCACGATGACGTGTATGTAGCTTCAGTCCAATCAGCGGTTTTGAATATGGCAGCGGTTGATGTCGTTGCCGATTCATAGACAAAAGTGCGGATGTAGTCAGAACTTGTGGTGACGTAGAATGCTCCTGTTGCAGCGGTATATGTAGAAGGAAGAGAACTTGTCTCATCAAGTAAAAACGTGTTTGTGGCGACTCCACTGATTGTGAATGTCCCGTTCGCATTTGTCGCTCCACCAACACCGTAAATTGTCACTGATGCACCATTGCTTAATCCATGCGCTGCTGCGGTGATCTGAATCTTTCCTGAAACAAGAAGTGCTCCTGTAATTGCCTGCGTGAATGGCAGCGTGACGATGTTCCCTTTGGTGTAGGTTGAACTCGTATTCCAGTCGTCTGCATTATAGAGCAGGCGCATCGTTGTCGCATCCTTCGGCGCATCAAGCACAGGCGCGAAATCAAATGGCACATCGACGAATGTCCACGTTCCATCACTGTTCCTCGTCAAACGCTTTGGGTGCTTGGTCGAGCAAGTGAAGAACATGACGTCATTCAATTGGATATAGTGCAGCAACGGTATCTCGGTTGATGTGTAATCAGTCGTGACGGTAGCCACTGAGGTGAATGCGCCGGCGGTGTAGGAATACACCACAATTGAGTTCACCTTGAAGGCGAGCACAAAGTTCACCTCAGTGCTGCGCCTGAATGGGATGACTCTCAAGATGCCACTGTCTGTCACTCCAAACCGTGTGCCTGGACGCTTGAACGCTCCACCGTAGGAACGCACCATGAAGTTTTCCAGCATGCGACATCCGGTTGCATACTTCTCAGAGTCTGTCCTCCCATCCATGATCGGTGACATTTCGCCACCGTTGAAGACCGCTTTGATCGTTTGAATCTGTGAACTCATAGTGAATAACCTCCGCGAGAAAGGACAACCTGAGAGTCATCAAACGGAGTGATGCGCCGGCCTTTTCCCTCGTTGGCATCTCGTGACTTCACAGGTGGTGCTGCTGCCTTCGTAAAGAACTGGTGAAGCTCAGTTGCTCGACCACTGCTGCCGGCGGTGTCTGAAGCGATGTATGAGGCGAGCAAATAACTGAATGCGGTCACGAAGTCGGCTGGATACTCAGTGATGTCAGTGATGCGCTGGATGTATTTCAGATTGATCGTCTCGTCATCGCAAAGAATCAGTCCCTTTTCGAGCAGGAAGTCGGATCCATCGTCTTCATTCTGTCCACCGTCAGCATTGATCGATAGCGGGCGAAGGCAGTCTGCTGGAGGAGTGTGCTGGAAGTCATAGGCGAACTGAGGAATGCCGACAACGCTGCCAGTTGCGCTCGTGTAAGTGCCGGCAAAGACCGAGTCGTCCAAAGTGAAATGGTTTCCATCGACGGTGACATACCACTGACCGTTTGCGGCGGTGACACCTTCAACATCCTTCACATAAACGCGATCTCCTGTGGTGTAACCATGCCCAGGATGAGTGATTTTAATCAACCCGCCTTCATTAGTCACGGCTGAACCCGTGAGCGTGTGATAAGTGACGGTCTGCCTCTTTCGTGCAGTAGCAAAGTTCCACGGATGCATTCGCAGCGTTTCATCGAGTGCAGTGTAGACAGGCGTTCCAGCTTCAGGATTCCACCATTTACGAAGGCTCACAGCCTGCTGTGTGCTGTCAGTTGATAGTGGTGCTGCCAACGCTCGTCCACCAAGGTGGGCAATTGCCAGATTCGCGATCTCGGTTGCTGTTGCTGCCATAGTAGTGGGATAATACACAAAAAGCGGAGAAGTGCAACCGCACCGCTCCGCTCTTTGGTTAGTTTAGAATCAATTGAAGTCCCAGTAAGCAATCGTGAAGTAAATCACTTTGCTTGCACTGACAGTGTCAGCAGATGCCAGCGTGACAATAACTTGGGTATTGTCGGTAGTGGCAACAAAGGCCAAATCACCGGCAGTGCCAGCAAGAGTCGATCCAAAGGTAACGGTTCCACCAGTAGAAAGAACGATGCCGTCTGCGTAAACGTCAGCATTAGCGGAAGTGCCAATGTCGAGCGTCAGGGTAGTGCCAGGATCAACGCATGACACGTAGCTATCGCCACGCGATACGACTGCACCTTTGGGAAGGTAGCAGAGGCTGAACGTGTCACTGGTAGCTTCTGCGCCAGTGGTGGTGTATGTCGCAAGAAGGCACTTCAATGTGCCTCCGGTGAGAGATGCTGGCGAACGGGTTGGGCGTTCGGAACCATCAAGAAGCGCGGTGGTTTGATTGGTGAAGAGAGTAGTGTTTACGAGTGCAGCCATATTGGTATTTTATTGAGTGTTGAACTTTAGCGAGTGGTTAGATTGTCGGGATTGGATAAGCTGAAGGTTCCGCTGCATTGATTGCAGTGACAACATCAGTCACGGTAACGCCATTAGCGAGCTGACGAACAAAGCGACGAAGTGCAACGACGTTAGTGTCGCTAATCACAAGGTCATCATCTGTCGCGCCCTCAAGGGTGGCGGTTTCCATTGTATTTCGGCCAGGTTTGATACTGACTTGGTATGTAATGCGTTCGGCCATAGTGGTAGGTTTAGAAAGGGGCGGTTGTTACACCGCCCCAATCAGTTCAGGTGTTATGGGGATTCGTCGCAATAGATACGAACAACCTTTTCATTCTCAGTGCGGACAGCACCGAGCATCATGGTCGAGCGGATCTGGAGGGCGTGGCGGCGGGTAGGCAGAATGTCCATCTGCACCTTGCGATCAGACATGGCGAACTTGATTGCCGACTTGTGGAAGGCAAACACAGAGCGGATGTCAGTGCTGGTATTGCGTGCAAGGCGCTGTGAAGACAGGAACTTGAAGCCGAGGAAGGTATCAACCTGACCAGACACAAGAGCCTTAACGCTGCTGTAGTCTTCGCTGGTGACTTCAGTCGTGCGAAGGAGATCTTGCACCTGTTGAGCACCGCAAACAAGCATACGGTCAGCGTTTGGCACTTCAGCCAAGTCCATCAGGTATTTAGCCCGACGAAGTTTGCCGATGGTCAGACCGCTAGCTGCGCTCGTGCCGTTCTCAACGTAGGTTGAGGCGAGAGAGTAGTTAGTGTCGAACGCATCACTGGTCGTGCCGTCTTCGCCAATGTAGCGAGTAGCGTCAAAGGCACTGATGATCACGTCATCAATTGCGCGGTTGAATGCCATCGCATGGGATTGGACTTCATCGCTCGTTGGGAGAACGATGGAACCAAGGAAGTGCTTGTCGAACTCATCGAAGACGGTGACTTTTTCCTTCGGACGCTGGGTGAGCCAGTATTTGGATCCGTCGAATTCACCGTCAGGCGTGTCACCTTTGCGAGTGAGAACGTCCTGAGCTTCGGAATCGTTGATGAGGTTGAACCATTTCTTCTTGCCGGTGAAATCGGCGCGAGTAACGGAATTGAGCAGGCGCGAATCCATCTGCTGGAGAGCCTGGGAGAAAGAGCGTTCAAACTCTGTTGGGTAGAATGTATCAATGGTAGCCATGATTTTGGTGTGATGAGGTGAGGTGACCTGTCCGTTGTGGACAGTGTCGGAAGTCGTTGCTTCCAGTGCTCCTTGGTTGCCTTCGTTGAAGACCTCGTAGACCGGCTTTCAGCTTGTCCATTGCTGGGGCTGATTCAGGATATTCTCACAAATGAGAATCAATGCAAGAACTTTTCTCATTTTTGAGAAAAAGGGATTATTGCACATGAGCGGCACATAAGAATCAGGAGTTGTAATGAACCGCTGATTTAACTTGCAAGACGCTGCGAAATGCTTCACCTTCAGGTCGAATTCAGAATAGGTTTCACCCGTTGCAGGAGTGATCCGACCACCGGAGTTGAAACCCGCTTAGGCCGAACTGCTGCAACCAGTTCGGCCTTTTGCGTTCTGGTTACTTGCCCACCGTCCATCAAACAGGGCAGCAAAACGGAAACGTCAGCACCGCGCAAATGCAGGATGTGAGAAATCCAGTGCCATTCACCGCGTCAAACGTGAATTACTCGTTGGGAGCGGCAAGTGCTGTGCTGATGCGAGGATAAACAAGATTGGCAGGGTTCCCCTCATCACTCTTCATTTACGTGGGGAGGAGGGAGGGGTTTGGATTGAGAAGAGGATTTGAACAATTTAACGAAAAGGGCCAGGCCGATTAAGACCTGACCCTTGCTCATTCTGAGGACACTAGAGCTAGTGCAAAAACGCCGACACAACTCGGCACCTCAAATCTTATGCGGTCGCAGCACCGTGCAAACGCTGAAGCTGAGACAATGCAGCGGTTTGCTTCTCAATGCCATTCTTTCCTTGGTAATCGTCACTTTTCCTGATGCGATCAGCCTGCTCTTGGTAGGTAGCCGCGACATTGTCACCGCTGATCAGACCGGAATCTTCGCGCAGGAACTTATCCACAGCCAGCGAGGCGCGAATGAATTCAGGATCCGATGCCAGTTTGCTGGTCTTGATGTCGATGCCGACTGCCAGAGCGCCACGAGCTGCACGTTGCCAGTTGTTCGGAGCATCTGCGCCCCATTCGGTATTCAGCCCATCGATCACGCTCTGAATCTGTTGTGCCTGCAACTCAGCCGACTTGGTGACGATGCCGCTCAAGTTATCATTGTTGAGGTCGATGAGTTTGTGCAGTGCTTCAGGTGGAATGCCATACTCTGCTGCGATTGCTGCGGCTTTGTTGGCAGTGTCAGCATTCCACTCGATGCCTTCAGGCAGGTTGTCTGGCGCCTTCAGACCGTAGTCTTCAGCTTTCTCAGGAGCACCGGTGATCTTCCTGACTTCAGCGCGATAAGCGGCGATCTGTTCAGGTGTTGCGTTGGCACCTGGTATCTTGATCTCGCGTTTCTCACTGAATGCTTTTTCGAGCGACTGGTATGATGCACCGAGTTGATCGACCTTCGGCTCACCTTTGGCCTCATCCCAGAACTTGGCTGGAATGTAGTCAGGTCGAGTGACCGTTGATGGCGCAATGTCTGGTGCCGCCGGCGTTGGTGTGATTTGCGTTTTGAGCGCAGTCGTTTCTGTGGTCGTTGGTGTGTCAGGCATGGTGTTTTATTTGGTGTTGAGATCCTTCCACGAGTTGAACTCGCTTGGGCCGTAAGTGTTGACGAATCGAAGCTGGAACTGCTGTGGATGCTCCCAGTAGTTACCGAATCCGCTGATGTCCCAGCGCGAAGGTGGAGGCGGTAGCTTGACCGGTTCTTCAGCTTCAGCCGGTGCAGGCTCGTCGATCTTGGGATCAATGAGGGAAACCTTGAGATTCGGGTTTGCCGCAACGTCTCGGATCTGTCCCAGGATGCGACCGCTGATCTTCTCACCGGCGATGATTGTGTCATTGACGATGCGACCGATGAACTCGTCATCGCGCATCACCTCGTTGTCTTCTGTGATTGTGATCATAATTTTACAGTTTAAGATTGTCAGCAGTTGGCTCCACAATAGTGTTGCTTGGGTCTTTGCTGTTTGGATATGGGTTCGGATTGCCGATGTATTTCAGTGCCATACCCTGCCGCATGATGCAGGATTCAAGGTCGCGAATAGAGAGAATGTGTTGCGCTATTGTTTCGTGAGGGTCTTCACAAGCGCACGGCTCTGCATGCTTTCCATTTACGTGACGATGAAGGGCAGTTCTGTGCTCCTTCATGCGTTGAAGAAGGTCATCCGCCTCTTTGCGGAATGTTTTAGCGGCGATAACGGCTTCGTCTCTGGTCATGGTATTATGTATCTTGTTTGTTTGGTTTCTCTGGTTTCTCGTCGTAACGGGAAAGGTATGTGTCGAGTAGCCACCGGACGTGCGCTTTGCTGCCATCTGACAAGCCTGCTTTGATCGCATCAGCACCGTTGGACTGCGTGAAAACGGTCGAGAACACGCCGCCGCATGTCTGATTCATCCACCGGAACACGAGTTGAAAGTCCTCGTTAGAGAACAGGCGAATGACAGCACCTTCGATGGATGCTTTTTCGTCACCAGTGAGAGGTGAGAGCAGTTGTGTTATTGGTGTTTCCATTCAGTTGTTCACATCATTGCCTGGGCGACCTCTTTGGCTTTATCTACGCCACCGATATCCTTCACGGCACCTGCCATCTGTTGTGCCATTGCCATCTGTTGCTGCGCCTGCATTGCCTGAGCGCGGCCTTGACGAATTGCATCGACCTCCTCTTGAGGACGCAGGAAGGAAGGATCCACGCCGGCAAGCCTTGAGCTTTCACGAATGAACCATGACGGGTTGATTTCGTCGATGATCTCAGGAAACACTGGAGCAAGTGATGCGATCTTCTGAACCATCGTGTCAGCAGCACGCAGCGACAGTCCACGCAGAGCGAGTGCCAGCCGATTCGTCATCGTGATCACAGGATTCGGCACCTGGACAAGATTCGGCCCGATCTGTTGCACAGCTTCAGCAGGAGGAGGAGGAAGCATTCCATTCTCAGCCCACGATTCAAACAGGCGAATCATCATTGGCTGGATCGTATCGGTCGTGTCGCGATCAAACGCAGGACTGATGGCATCCAGCTTCTCACCGGCAAGTTGGTTTGCTTCAAATGCCGTCATCTCACGGTTGTTTGCAGCGTTCATGCTAAACATCTGGAACATGTCGAGATGGCATCGCCGGCGGATCATATCCTGACGCATCTTCACTCGCTCCATTGCCATCGACCAGTCTCCACTGACTGGCAGCGGATAGATGGAATCAGGGTTCAAGCCTGCGCCATAGTAGTTCATGGCTCGTGCGGATGTCTTCAGCGTGCCTTCAAACGTGTCTGGCACCATCATTGGAGGGAACACTGACTTCTCAGCGTAAACATCCATCATCTTCTGCATGAAATTCAACTGACGTGACTCAGGCAGAATCGAGAATCCTGGGCCGTATCCCCAAACGTCACCAACGTCGAGAGCATCCCACTTCAGGAACCGTCCAACGTGGAACGGAAACGATTCAAACCCACCTTCCTGAACGATCTTCTGGCTAGCCTTTTCAACGTATGCAGAGACGAACGCCTTCCTCATGCCTGCTGCCATTCCGAGATCATTTCCTCGCTCACTGACTGGTCGAGGTTCGACGATGTGAATGAAGGTGAACTTCTTGTCAGAGTTGTTGTCGCATGCCTCCCTGACTGCCAGCGGTAGTTCATCTTTCCCGAACTTAGCTTCAGCCTGTCGAGCAGTCAGATCGAACTCACGCATGACGCAGTTCGCCATGCCGTTGTGATCAGTGTCAAAGACATACGAACCGATCTTGATCTTCTCAAACCGAGTCTGGTTGTCAGGTGTGACCTGCGAGAACAAGCAGGATGTTCCAAATCCCCAAAGGTCAAAGAGCGACTCGTGCCGTTCAGCGTAAAAGTTGCTGTTGGCGATGTATTCGGACGCGAGCATCGAGCATTCACGCAACCAATTCTTCACCGCATCATTGTCACGGAACTTGAGGATCGGCGTGAACTCCATCCACGGTTGAGTCTTGTCGGTCGTCCATGACATATAGCCGGCAACTGCACGCTCGATGGCATCCATGCCAGTGATGTCGTAAAGTCGAGCATCACGCTGATTCGCAGGCGTGTAGTCTTTCTGTGTAACGCCAGCCTTTCGAGTGAAGATGTGCTCTGCGATCTCCTGCCAGGCAGTGTCCCAAATAGCACGAGCGTCTCTCAGCGAGTTGTAACGCTTGAGCCACCTAGCAGTGCGATCATTGCCCTCGATGTAGTCGCTCATGTGGTCAGTATTTAGCCTTCATGGTCTTCACAGGTGTTACCGGCATAACCGGCGCAGGTTGCATCGCAGGAGGGGCGACAGCACCAAGTCCAGCAGCGGATCCGAGTGCAGTCTGAGCACCAAGAGCATTGGGTGATCGGGTAGATGCCAGACCTTTACGACGACCAGCAGCGATCAATGCCTGCTCACCTTGAGCCGCATCAGCGCGGACAGGTGCCGCCGCAGCAGGTGGTGCCGGTGGTGCTTTAGCTTTGCCGCCCATGAATGCCTCCTTTGTGGTTTCTCATTTTTGATAATCATCTCAAAAGTGAGAAAGCGCAAGGCATTTCACATTCCCAGCCGAATTCTGAGCCGCTGATAGTCGAGCCAGTAGACGTGACCTTCGTTCTCTCGACAGTATCCAATCCACTTTCGACCGGTCGGATTCGGGTCAAGACGAGCCAGTTCAGCCAGATTTCCGACTGCCAGCACAACGAAATAAGCCAGATCTCGACGAGACTCTCCAAACTCACGATAGACATCATGAGCGATGATGAACGACTCGCTGTTGCTGTAAATGTAACCGGAATGTAACGCATCAGTAACGAGTTCCTCAAAGCACATTCCAAGGTCGGAAGCGACATTTCGTGCGTAATCCGCCGGTGATGGGTCAGTTTGTGTCTTGCACATCGCTGCGTCTACGGTTTGAAGTTGCCTGCCCTGGGCCGGCGTGAATCAGCCCCATCTTGTCAGCTTCAGCCATGGTGCGGATGCCGTCAGCAACATGAGATGCCCAAGTGTGGAGCGGCACATTACGGACGATGCCTGACGATGTATCTGATGCCATCTCGTATGCCTTGATCCCTTTGACTCCAGTCTCACAGGCTGGCAGTCGCCATTCGAAGCTGGGCATCAACTCACGGACGTAGCCAATGCCCTGCCAGTAATCAGGGATCACCGGCACAACGACCATCGACCGGAACCCAGCAGCAGCGGCATCAGCCTCAAAAGTAAACCCATTGCGCTGCGTTTGCCTTGCATCGTGAGGTAGGTAGTGCCGGCCATAGTTGTAGCCTTTCGCGCTCATATGGGCAAACCGCTCAATGATGGTCAAATCTAGCCCAATGTCGCAATCAATCCATCTCCACCGGCCAAACGCCAGCCTCTGACCATACCAGACGACCGTGTTGCGCGGCCCGCCGAGATCCCAGAATGTATGCACCGGCGACCTGCCATCGATAGGAAACTCGCCAATGCGCTGCTCTGCCAGTGCCTTGCTCATCTCGCGACCGTAGATGGCATTCTCGTTGCTGACCGAGAAGTCACAATAGAACTCCTGCCTGATGAGTGCCTCGCTCATGCCTGACTTGCGCTCCTCATCGATCTGCTCGAGCGAAATGGCGCCGGTGTCCTCGACCGTCATGACCTGAGTCATCCACGCAGGATTGTCACGGTTGCACTTGAGCATGTCGAAGAAGTGATTTTCTCCGCGAGGAGTGCCGTTGAACCAGGCAAAGCCTCCATTTTCAGCCAGAATCGGGCGTGTATAATCCCATGCCAACGGATTCTGGTTCTGGTATTCCGAGAAGACAACGCCGTAGTAGTTACCGCCAACAACGTCGAGATTGTCAGTGCCGAGAATCTGAATCGTGGATCCGTTGATCAGTTCGATTCGCATGTCAGTCTGATTCGGTGGCTTTGCGAGCAACTCCTTCGGGATGTGGTCGATCACGCGCATGCCGTTGGTCACGTCCACGTTGAGCCACAACGCCTTCTTGCCCAGCGCAGCGGTCGGGAAGTAATACGCATAGTTTGCGCTCTTCTCAGCCGCTTTGCAGATCAGCTTGTTGAAGCACAGCTTGTCTTTGCCGGCTCGCCTGTGAAGCACCATCAACACACGCTTCTTTTCATCCATCTCACGCCAGATCGGGAGTTGATACGACCTGGGCGTGAATCGATGCGGAAGGTTGATTTCGATGGTGCGTGCCACGTTATTGCTTGGTGATCGTGATCTTTACCTCACCGGTGACATCAGACTTCTCAGGTTCGTTCCAGCCATGCATTCGACCAAGCAGTTCAGCCGCACGCAGTTGTTGAGGATCCGCTTCAATGTGTCCATCGACAACATCCCAGATGAATTTCACAAGTTCCTCCTTTTTTCGCTCAGTTTTCTCAGCTAGCCCAGAGCGAATCTCATCAATCCGTTCCTTCATACCACGAACTACCATGAATTCAGCGGCGTGAGTGTCAGCATCTTTCGTTTTACCAGTAGCCTGTCGCCAGGCTTCAGAGGCATTCCCGCAAATGCAGTAATTCTGCGCGAATGCTTCATGCTTGGGATTTTTCAGTGCTGGCATAATTCAAATAGTAACGGTCGAAGCGTTACATTTCAACCTCAGGTTTGGCGAGCACCCACCGCTTGAGTGTCGAGTTGGTCTTACCGAACGGAACGCCGGCATCGATTTCTTTGCCAATCTCATCGCGGAAGATTTCAGAGAATGCTTTGTTGGTTTCAAACGCTTCGCGACCGGTCATCGTTTTCTCTTCACCAAGATCTTGCTGGTTTGCGACGAGTTTGTAGCAGTGAACGGCATTGAGATAATCGACTGCTTTTTTGTTGTGCTTCTTTCTGAGCACCTTGGATCTGAGATTATCGCCAATGATTTTGTCGGCTTGTCTGATTGCTGTGAAGTATGGGTTAATCGTTCTCATGTTGTGTGTTATTCCTGAATCTCTTTGAAGGTAAATGTCGCACCAGAGAACGCAAGAGGCAACTGCCAGTGGCGTGACCCACCTCGGTTCTTATCGCACCACAGGTTTCTGAGTGCGTCATCAGTGCCGCCATCTGGTTTCTCCACCTTGCTGATGATGAACACACCGTCAGCATCCTGGCCGATTGCCCGTGATTCGCGCAGTTTGCCGGCATCGTTAAGCTGGGAAGCGGTGAGAATGTGGGTGCCAGTGCGTTTCGCGACCTGCTTCATCCGGCGTGAGATGCGTGCGATAATCTCCTCGCGAGTCGCGCCTTTCCGGCCTTCGTCCTCCATAAGTTGCAGGTAATCGACGACAGCGATGTCATATCCACCATGCTCAATGTCTGACAGGATGTCGGATGCACTTGCTGTGTCGGTATTGACCAGATCACAGCCCATGGCTGAGAGTTGTCTGATTGATCGCGAAAGCATATCCTGCTGTCCTCGGCTCATTAAACCGCTGTAGAGCGCACCGTTATCGACTCCGCTGTCTTCACACAGGAGACGCATCGTCTGCTCGCTGGTGGGCATCTCTAGCGAATACCAAGCGACTCTGGCACCGGCTACCAGTGCATTTCTCGCGCAGTTCTGCATGATTGCCGATTTCCCGTCTGATGGTAAGCCGGCGAAGACACTGACCCTGCCTTTCTGCAATCCGCCGCATTTCTGGTCGATCATTGGGAAACCGGTTGTCCAGCCTGGTATTGCACCACCTCGTTTCATTCGCTCTTCGATCTCATCCATCGTCTGGCTGATCGCGTCCTTGATCGTGATTCGGGACAGTTTGCGAACCACTACGTTATCGACCGCATCCAACGCTGCTTGTGCTTTTTCGATGGCATTCGCGATTGGTATGCTTTCGTCGGCAAACGCATCCAGCGCCGTCTGGTGCGCTTCGATGTTTCGTCTGGCGAGGTATTTGTCTTCGACGACTCGCTTGTATTGCAGGTAATTGCTGGAGTGTGGGACAAAGCAGAACAGTTCCGAGATGTATGCGGCACCACCGACCGACTCCAACTCTCCCTTGTTGCGGAAGTGCTGAGTGAGCAGAGGCGCATCGATTGGGGATCCTGAATCATACAGTGCCACAAGTCCGGTAAAAACCTTCCTGTGGACGTCTGAATGGAATGCAGAGACATTCAGCGTGTTCCGAGCATCACCAATGCGTTCGACAGGGTCTTGGAGGAAGCAGGAGATGAGCGAACTTTCAGCTTCGTGGGAATGAGGTAAGGTCATAAACAAGATTGTGGGCGTTGAACTTTTGGTGCTGGTTTCTCGTCTTGATATCGTTTTGCGTTCAGGTAACTAGCTGGATATGGAATGTATCTCCCGCCATCTTTTGTCCATTCGTCTGACTTCCGTTGCCAGTTTAATGAGTCGATGACCGCTTGAGCGTCTGGCCTGATTTTATCCCAAGCTTTTTCTGCATCGGCTTTGGCGATCTTTCTGGGATATGCAGACCAAAATTCTTCAAAACCTTCTGTCGTAGGCTTAAGCTTTTTTTCTTTTTTTGGCGACTCTTTTTCCGTTTCCGTTTCTTTATCCGTTTCCTTTTCCTTTTCTTGTAGGGTATGGATACCCTTTGGATACCCTTTCAAACCATGTTTTTCAAGACTAATGAAGATTGGATTGTGAGCCTTACATTCTCTCGAAAGATTGCCATATTGGAACTCAATGAATTTAGGAATAAAGAATTTACCACATGGCAATTTAATAACCCTATGAGCAAACTCTGATAGGGTATCCATAGGGTATGAATAGCCTATCTGAAAGGATGCCAGTTCAATGTCGGCATCAATGACTCCAGCATTATCACAGCTATCCAAAAGCCATGACCATAAAAGCTTCATTTCAGGTTTTAGCTTCCTGAACCAAGGGTCTTCCCATTTATTAGTTTCGGTAAATCGTTTCATAGATTGCCCTCCGTCCATTGCGTATTCATCGCCTGTAGAATGTCGATTAAAGCGGGAACACGATCCCATTCAAAAAATACCGCGCACTCTTGATGTGGCGGCTGATCTTTTTCGCTATCAATAATGAGTATTCCCAATTCGTGGGCTTCAATAACGATTTCTTTTCTGGATTCGAATGTATAAGTGGTCATAAACAAGGCCGCCCCAGAACTCCAAGGTTGGAAACCGTCATTGCTCGGCGTCCTTGAAGGCTGGGGCGTTTTATTTCTTTGTTCATGTTGCAATGTAATCTTTAAGCCGTTTCCACGCGGCTGCCTTGCGGCAAAGGATGCTATTTGGCAGTAACTGCCGAGCAAGCGATTTTTATGATTCTAAGAACGCTTTGCCGAACCTGCGCTGCACCGAACTGTGCCATGAGGCTTAGTCGGTGAGCTGGCTGTTCAGCGGAAGAATGTCTCCAAGAACGGCTCGGATTGTGCGGATTTCCTGCGAGGTCAGTTCTCCGCAACGGAGCCTCAACCCCTCATCGCTCTGATCCCGCCAGTCGATCACTCGTCGTTGCGTCTGCATGGATTCCGCCATCAGTGCCTCGCGACAGTCACAGCCAAAGTGGCATGTCATACATATTGGGTTATTCATAGTTAGGTATTCAAAAAGTTCTGGATGTCCTCATACAATCCCATCTCCACCAGCATCTAGTGACTCGTCAAGAGGCTTGATGAATTTAATGAAATTGATTGGGAGTCCGCAATGATGGCAGAATTTGTAACCTTGGAAGGCCGGTGGCGCATGCTCAAAGCACATGCACTGCCTGCATCCTGTGTCCCAGTTGCCGTCATAGTCTGACCTCCAATCACAAAAATTGTTGGCTGGGTCAATAAGCTTGGCAGCCATGTATGCAGACAAAGCGGCGTCTTGCGAAGGCGTGGTGCCGTATATCGGTGATAGGCCGCCGATGGACTTAGCCAGGCCATCGGCTAAGGCCCGCAACTTGGCAAGTTGAACGGCCTGCCTTTGGATTGTCTGAACATCGCGGGCGGATGCGTGGATGTGCGATTGCGTCCGCTCTTGAAGACGTTCGAGGAGTTCGGTGATGCCGTGCTCAAGATTACTGATTCTATCCTCATAATTCTGCTCTTTGATCTCCTGTGCCTTTTCTGGATTGCATCTCTCGCATCCGTCTCCGACGAGTCGGGTTGACAAGGAACACTGGCATACCTCACTCTTTGCCTTCGCGGCATTAAGCTCGCGCTCTAGTTGGCGGGCGTGATCAAGCATAAAGTTATAAATAGCAGACTCCTGACATGCCGACAATAACCCGTCATTGAGTTGGTCTGTTCGTGGTGTTGGTGACGAGTCTGGTTTCGTTACCAACTCCGTAAGCACCGCATCCCGAACAGCGGCGGCGAATGCTTGGCGGGCGGGTTCGTCGGGAATCCATGAATGTGATTTTTCCGACACTCCCATGTAATGGCAGCAGAGTCGGTCACTAGCAAATGCCGCTGCGGCTCCAATGTCTGCAAGTTCTTTAAGTGTGTGTGTCATTGTGTAGGTGCCTTATATTTTGAGAGTTTAGTGACCTTCAGTGGATATCCGAGATCAACTGCCCACTTCCGCATATCGTCGATATTGTATCCAACTCGGCGTTCTGCTTTTGATCCTGGGTATCCTGCCAGCAGGATTGCGTTTGCACGCTTCAGTATCCGAAATTTTTCATCATTTGTTAGTGCAGCATGCAGAGCATACTTCCTTCGACCTGCTTCGGTTCGTTCTGTTGTGTTCATTGTTTTGTTTATTGATGTTATCAGAAATGAATTTCTTCAGTAGAATCAAGGTCAGGCTCAGGCTTTTGATAAGCGATCTTGCGTGACGGCAATTGATCTGATTGCTCTGGCATTGCTGGTTGAGCAGATCTTGCTTTGTCATTTGGCAGCAAGGTGAACTGGGTGACAACGAAGATGAGTTTGCGCTTTTCATCGCCGGTTGTCTTATCGTTCCACTTATCCTCATCAAGCCTGGTTTCGAGCGCAACAACGTGACCTTTCTTCACAAAGTTAGCAAAAGTCTCAGCCGGCTTTTTCCAGATTTTGAAATCCAGAAACACGGTTTTCTTTTTGTCACCAAATCCAATGTCAAGTGCTCCGCTGAATTGAGCAACTGCTGACCCATCAGGAGTGTAACGGATGTCAGGATCACGAGTTAGGCGGACGATAAATTGTTGTGCGTTCATTTGGTTATTTCTTTTTAAGGTTGGTTGATTCTGAAGTTGATGCTGCGTTCCACAGTTTGGTGACGATATCTGGCGGGATGCAATGCGTTGAGCTACCACACAACCAGTTAACGATTCGCGACATTGGAATTTTGGATTTCTCCGAGAGTCGTTTGAGAGTGACCTCATTGCGAATCATCTCTGATCGGATTAGTTTGGAAAGATCACGAGACAAATTGTCTGCCTCGATTGTTTGCTGAGACGCAATAACTCGTGATCGAGCGAGTGCTTTTCTCATGGGCTGGATGCTATTCATTTTCTTTTGTGATCGTAATT